ATAAATCTAAATGTAATGTTTCTTAACCAAATAGGCATGTTATATATAGTATCATAATCGTAACCTCCACGACCATAAAATACTATTTCATGTATTTGTTTAAAAAGTTGAAATCTATACTCCTGCGTCAGGCCAAAAAAACTGAACCTGTACAGGTACAGCGACCTCCTCTTCGCCATTTGGAGTTTCATGAATAAAACTCATTTTTATATCTGGTTGAGTAGATTTAAGATAGGTTCTAAAAGCTGATGAATCTTTAGCTAACATGTAATTATCTACAAAATCACGAATAATTTTTTTATCTTCTTCTCCATCAACTGAAAGAATTTGGTGTTTTAAACGAGTTGAAATATCAGCAGATGAGTTTTTATTGAGACGTTTCATTCCCTTAATATCAGCTTCAATTGCTTTTTCATCCTTTGCTGTAAGATATTTAAAAGTGATTTTATTTTTAGAAAAAGGTAATTCATATTCAAATTCATTTACTCCTTTTTCAACTTTATTTTCATCTAATTCTATAGTAGGTAGTTCTGAAAGGTCTACTGTAATTTCTTCACCATTGTAATTAAAAGGATAATCTTTACCATAACCTAAAACACGAGCTGCAATCATAATAGCGTTTTTATCTCCGAGTAATAAGTCTTCCCAATCAAATTTAGTTACTACAAGTGATTGTAATAATTTATCAATTACTACTCCTTGTTTAATGTAATTAAGATTAGTTAAAATATCTTCTTCCTTAGCGGTCATATATTTCATTTCAATAGTTCCGCTTGATAAGGGGTGACCTTCAGGATATAATAAACCTTTTGAAGGTAATTCTACAATTTCTGTAGGGAATTTAAATTTTTTGTCTTCCATAAATAATTTTTTATAACTTTGTTATCATATATAAATATATGAAAAAAAAAGAAGCTCGCAAAAATTTGCGAGCATTCTGATACGATATCACCTACAGGTCCTAATACGTTAAATGTTAAATCTTTTTTATACATGTCTGAATAACCATCACGACCTGTTACAGATTCATGGTGTAAACGTACCCATTCCATTACTGCCTGAGCACCTGATGGGGTGATAGGGTCAAATAAAGTAAATGTAATAGGATCCCATTTTGTTATACCTTTCACGTAACGTTGAACGTTAATGTGGTTTAATTGTACGGTACCTGAGTTTAAGGTAATTGCACTTACACCTTTGATTTCATATGATGGAATACCATCAATATACATGATAAATCTATTCGCCTGTTTTGGTTCAAACGCGGTGAAAAATATTTCGTTGGAATCTAATATTGCCATTTGTTTATTTATTTAATTCTATTATAAATATTCAATATTTAAAAAATTATGCTGGGAATGTTGCGCCTGTTGGTAAAATGTTGAAATCCAAGTAAATGAATTCTGCAGTTTTAGTAGGTTGAAGATAAATCTGACCAATCATCTGATTTCTATCGATTACATCTGCAGGGTTATTTGAATCGTCCATAATTACTTTAAAGGCGTACAAACCTTGACGTTGTTGTACTGTTTCTAAGTATGGATTAACTTGTGCTAAAAATGCATTTCTTGTGGCAATAGTATTTTGTTCGAATACTAAGTTTTGAGCTACTTCTGAAATGTAGTTTTTAAGAGCAATTAACAATCTACGAACATTTACACGATCAAGTGCTGATGCTTTAGTTTGTAATGTTTTCTGACCATATACTACAACTCCATTTGCTGGGAATGTTGCAATTGGGTTAACTTTATTACTATATAAAGTATCACGTTGAGTTTGAGTTAATTTAATTTCTGCTTTAACTACTTGAGATAATCCACCTCTATTAATACCTGCTGGAGCAAACCATGGTTCAGATACTGTATCATTGTAAGCATAAACACCTGGAACCATTGTTGAAGCTGGTACCCAAACTAATTGACCTGAATCTGGATCAATTGTTTGAACCCAAGGCCAATATGATGCAGCGTATGAAGTATTTCTTTGATTTGCTTGAGTTGATACTGTGTTAACACTTGAGCTATAAGGTACTAAATCCATTACAAAGATATTATCACCTCTGTTTTGAGTATTATTAATAACAGAAGTTAAAACAGTATTGTAATTAGCATCAGAGTTGTATAAACCAGGAATTGCTAAAACATTAAATTTATAAGCATCTTGGTTAGCCATTAATGCTACTGAAGCTGTATAGTTATTTGCTACTAATCCCTGAGTGTTTGTACCGTTAATCGCATTATAGAAATTAGCACTTCCGGTAATAGCACCTACAGCAGCACCAAACGATCCACTTGGATTAGCGGCTGGGATGAAAGCAGTATAAGCTGCATTTGGATTACCGTTATTATCAAAATAATTAGGTGTTAAGAAGTAAGGATTAGATGTATTTGGATTTGCAATTTGGAATCTAATATTATTTGCTGAACCACTAGCTAAAGATCCACTAGCATCAAATGTACTAGTACTATTCATAATAGTACCTTCAGAAAAAGTAGTTAATGTAAATGCACTACCACTAGCAACTGCTCCTGCTGTACTACCAGAAATGAATGATGAAGTCGCTGATGAATAAGATCCACTAGCTACTCTAGTTACAAGTAAAGTTTCGCCACCGTTAGCAAAGAAATTAAATGCTGCTATAGAAGTAAAGAAACTATATACATTTCCACTACCTGTTCCATTAGATACTATTACAGTAGATCCAAATTTGTTTGTAAAATCACTATATGATGTAACAATTTGGGGCCATTCTACTGGGCCTAATACTGTTGGGCCTATAATAGCGGCGCTATTTCTAATAGGTCCTTGGGAAACAAATGAGTTATCATTTTCTCTTGCAAGTACACCTGGTGATATTAATGCTTCTGCCATTTTATGAGTTATTTTATTTTGTTATAAATATGTTAAAAGTTTTTAAAAATTACTTGTTTTTAAATTCACCTGTTTTTAAATTTAAAGCTCCTTCTCCATATTTGTCTTGTAATTCTTTTCCGGCTTTAATAAGGCTTTCTTCTAAAATATATAACTCTTGAATTACTTTATTTTTTTCTTGATTTAATAATTGTAATTCATATTCTAAATTCCCAAGTTGAGATTTTATTTTTTCTCGTTGAATATTTAGTCTATTTATTAAAAATAACTCTTCAGGTGTTAAAAACTTGTCCACAATAAATATTTAATTTATTCTTAAAAACCTAAAATTTTATTTAAAGAATTAAATACTTTTTCAGGTTTAATTAATTTAGTACATTCAAATTGTCGTGATGTATTTTTATGTTCGGGACACCATTCCCAATCACCTGGATTTAACCAATGTTTATTAAAACATCCTGTACATACATTGTTATCGTAGTTAAAAATACGTTCACAATCTGTAAATTCACTATAAGGTAAACTAAATCCTGAAATTAGGATTATAGGAGTACCAATTGACCAGGCTAACCATGATAATCCACTTCCTACACCTATAAAAGCATCAGCATGTTTTATATCTACCATCCTATCTTCAATAGTGTAATTTCCTGTTTTATCAATTACATTTTTTAATGTTCCCCCTAATTTTGAATCATGCCATTTATCTCCTAAATGTTCTTGGGTAATCATTACTACTTTATATCCTTTTTCATTTAAATAATCTATAACAGATTGCCAACCTCCAGGATAATTCCAATACTTAGCATGTGCCGAAGCATGGGGTGCTATTACAACGTATTTACCTTCAATTTGTTTTTCTTTATTAGGAATATTAATTTTAGGTTTTATTTCAGTATAAGATATACCTAATACAGATGTTGAAGTTTCTCCTAAAGGATGTTGTTTAAAATCAACTGGGATTTTTGAATTATTAACTGTTCTATCATCGTTATAAAACCACCCAATATTATACATTGCATATAATTTTGGAACTTCAGTGCCTGGAGTAACAAATTCTAGTTCAGGATATTCTTTTTCAAACCACTCATTATGAAAAGTAGAACAAATTACATGACATTTATGTTTTTTTCTAAATTCATCAATATATGGAAACCATGCTAATGTATCACCAATAGCTGATGATTCTAAATGTATGTAAATTCTTTTATCTTTAGCATCGAATTTATGTTCAAATACTAACTCATTGTCTTCTAGATCATAAACTTCTATTTTCCAATCGATAAAATATTCAATACCTGGTTTGGTCCACATATTGTTAGTAACTTCTGATTCGTATATTAATTGATCTTTTTGTTGATCAAAAAACTTAACTAAATATTTTTTAGAATCAGAACCTAATATTTCTAAAAATGCTCCTTTTAAAAAATGAACATTAAAAGTATTACTACTTTTTTTATAAGGTAAATTAAGTTGGGTAATATTATTATACTCCTTGATTAAAACTTCTTTCATATATTTTTACTAATTCTTTTGAACGATTAAACCATGACAATTCTTGAGATGTATTAAAAACTTTTTCTCTATATGATTCCCAATTAGACATAATATCTTTTAAACCTTTATCCATTTCAAATACATCTCTAGGCGCTCTCCAAGCACCATGGAAATCTGTTTCTAATTCCCAATCAGCTATAATAGGTAAACCAGCAGCAGCCGCTTCAACCATTGTTAAATTAGGATGTCCTGCTTCTAACATTGTTGGATGGATAAAAATATCGTGTTGGTGATAAAGATTTAATAATTCATCATTATGAGTATCAAATACTAAAGTTAATTTAGGATAATTTAACATCCACAGGTGTGAATTAAAAAAACTTTTATTAGCAGAAGGACCAGCTATGGTAATTTCTAAATCGTTCATCATAGCTAATCCTAAACCATATGTAAAACCTTTTCTATCAAAAGATTGATTTCCAGCTAATCCATTATTAGCTATCATTAATAGTTTTGGACTTTGTGGTTTAGGTTTTTCAATTGAATAAAAATCATCAGTATTTACACCATGAGAAAAATATACACACTTTGGATGGTTAAAATAATCAACTAAAAAACGAGCAGGCATTAA